GTTTAAAATTCCAGTTGGAGTGTTGCTAGTTCCAGTACCTTGAATAGCTTTTTTATCAACTTCATTAGATAATGTTCTTATAATGTCATTTCTAACGATAGTTTCAATAGCTGGAGTAGATTGGTGCATTAAGTGTCTTGATATGTCAGTGAATGTTCCCAAAGTTTTGGGAGCCATTGTAACTTGTCTGTAAGTCGTATTGACTTCTGTTACTGCCGCATTTTCTGCAACCCAAGACGCAGAATTAACTGCATTTTGTGCTGGAATTGCAACTTCACCAACTAGACCACTTAAGAATAATGCGCCAGCTTGTTTGACAACCATGTTTGCTCTTAATGCTTCAATAAATGAACCACTTAAAAGGTTAGTTGCAACCAAGTTTCCACCATCACCAGCCGCTCCTTGAATCAAATCTCTTTTCCATCTTAAATCAGATGGTATAAAGATTCCTTTAGGGCTTTTGCCAGTCTTACGTGAGATTTCATCAGACGCTTCTTTTTCAAGTTCAGCACCAGACCAATTTCCAGTTGTCATCGCTTTGATAGCTTTGACAATAGAATAATCTCGTGATTCATTGTTAGAAAGTCCGACTTCATCTTTCTTATCCAAAGGTTTTGCTTCGCCAAGTTTGTTTAGAACAATTCCTCTAAATTGAGAAATAGAAACATCGTCATTAACTGCCTTACTTGCTAGGTCAGAACAATTATGTCTTGAACCTAAAGAAGTAATTTCTTTAATTCTAGCTGTTTCGTTTTTCTTCGCTTTAGCGATTTGTTCTTCAACATTAACTTGAGAAGTTTCAACTTTTGGATTTTCTTTTTCTTTTTCCATTGTTTTTTCTCTTGTTATGACCTCAATAGTTTCTTTATGACTATCTTGATCGGTTGTATTATCATATCTACTACGTCCTACGCCAACAGTTGTGTCTGCTGGTATGGAAACAATAGACGCTTCCAATGGTTTCCAATTAACACGATAAGTTGGCTTTTCCTCGTCCTCATCATCGTCTTTAACTCTGTCCATCTTCATTATTTCATAGCCAACACTCACATTACTGCGAATACCATCTATGACATCACGAAAAACCTCATCAGCTAGTTTTGATCTACCAAATCTAACGACTGCACGACCTACCTTGTCGGCATCGCTGATTTTAGCTTCTTCTATGACTCCTATTTGCTTCTCTAAATCGTGGTTAAGCAATAATGGTGCTTTCCCACTTGCAATAAATGAAAAGTCAACATCTTGTGGATTATGACTTAAAATTTCTGTTCCAAAACTTCTATCGTATGGTTCTTCAGAAGAAAACGCCAGGTCAACAGTTCTGTTGTCTTCGCTGATCTCTTTTTTATTAAAACCAAATACACGATATAGTTTTTCTTTGTCTGATTTTTGTGTTTTCATTTTATTTTCTTTTTCGGATATACTATTAATTTCTTTTTGTTCTTGTTTTGTGATTTCGTCTTTCTGTTCTTGGCCCACCACAGATGAGTTGTTATTAAGAACTTGCCTGTCCCCTTCTTTGTTAGAGTCATTATCTTTCTCGAAAGTTATAGTAACTGAATTATCAGTTTCAGTTACATTTTGAATATGTTTTGTTTCCATAATTAGTATTTATTATTTTTCTTCTTCTTCTTCAACCTCTTTAGGTTCATTTTGTTGTATTTGTTTTGATCCAAAAGGTTCAAAAGCTAATTGTATTCCAAATTTTTCTGCTAATTCCTTATCAGATTGTATCTGACTAAATACATCTTCAACATCACGACCATAAGTTGCTTGAACGTCTTGATGTGATAAAAAACCATTCTCTACGCCTACTCTTAACGCTTCAACTTCTTTTTTAGGATCAATCCACTGCCAACCTCTCCCTCTCCAAATAGGTTGATTAAATTTAGGAAATTTAGAAGCTGGAAGACCACTTAATAAGTCTGTTAATAAAGCCATTTCTAACCAATTAGCATAAACAATATCGTGAAAGTTTCTAGTAATCTTATATTGTTCGCATTGAAAATAATTTCTTTCTTCTAATGCACCTTGTCTAATACTTGAATAATTTACACTCTCTAAATCATTTGCAAGTGTCGTATAACTAATATTTAAACTACTTGCGATTGATCGAATAATTGATTTAGTAAAATCTTTAAATGCTGTTGTTGGGTGTTGTGGATCGAATGTTTGAAAGTCAGTTCCAGTTGGTAATTGTTCAAATGTACCAGGTTCAGCAGACATAATTGGATTATTAGTATTTGTTTTATCTTCTCCAGTATAACTATCAGCATCAGCAGATTTAAAAAATCCCATTTTACTTGCACCTACTCTTGCCGCAACCAGTTCAGCTTCCATATAACCATCTAACATTTTTAAATCTTTTAAACACGATGATAAAGGTGGAATACCTCTTGTTTGATGTGGTCTTTCTTGATGATAGAAATGAATAATCTTGTTAGCTGGTACAATATTATATTTTACACCTGGATAAGAAGTTGCACTCAAATTAAGATCATCGTTTGGGTGTCTTTTTAATAAATGATAATTGATTGGCTTACCAAACTTATTGATTTCAATTCCCATTCTAATTTCATTCTTATTTGGTAAAATTGTATTTAATTCTGTATCTAAAAAATCAGCTTCTATAAATTCGATAGCAAATTTATACGGATTATCAAAATTCTTAATAACTCTGACTAAAACTTCGCCATCTCTTGCAAAAGTTTCAGCAAATAATCGTTGGCAATCAACCCAACTCATTTTAGTATCAGCACTACATTGATAACCCCATTCTTTCCAACGTCTTTCAATCATATTATTAGCAAATGAATCTAGTTGACCATTTGGATCACGACTTCTGACTTGTAAATGAACTCCTTTAGCACCAATAACATTATCTGTATAAACATTGATAAATCTTCTTGCGTAAGCATTATTTCTTGCTAAATCTCTTGCTCTATTTCTTAAAACTCTTAAACTTTGTTTGATTTCAGTATCAGCAGACTTTGAAGTTTGAATAAAATTACTTAATAATCTATTTGTACCAGCACCAGAATAAAAAGACCTTTTATTTCTTCTTCTGAATAAATTTCTAATTCGTTCAAGATATGTCATTAAATTGTACCTTTACTACTCTGCCTGAACCCTCATTGTTACCAATTCTAAATTCAGCAACTTCTTGTTTATATTCTGCTCTATAATAATCTCTCCACCTTAATAATTCTTCAACTGTTAATTTATTTAATGATCTACCAGCTATTGAATAACTTGAAACGTCTGCATCTGCTCTATTTTCTAATATGCTCTCGATTTTATCGAGCATTACTTTAGCGTGGCTTCTAGTATCGCCAGTAGTTGCAAAATAATTATCCTTAACAGTTAGTTTGCCTGAATCTATAACTAATTTTTCACTATCACTATCTTGAATAACTTTTAAAACCCATACATAATCTCCAGCAGTATAACTAGCTGTTGCTGAATCATCTAATGTAAATGTATATTCTGTTCCTGACTCTGTAACTGTTGCTGAAAATCTTGTTGAACCATCACTTTCTAATGATGCTTCCCAAACCATCGAATGACTTGATGGTGCATAGTCAGCACCTATATCTGTTCTTTTCCAAACGATTGTTTCGCCTTTATAAAAATTTATCGGTTCTTTTTCTGGTACATCTGTAAATAAATTTGTCATTTAATTAATCATTCCACGATTTCGCAAAATTACTATGCTTTTTGTAATGTTTCAACCTATTCGGGTTGACTTTAGGATTCACTTCTGTTTGTCCTTTTTGTTTTTCAGATATTCTATTTAAGTCTGCATTTAATATTATAAATGCTGACAACGCATAAACTCTACAATCTAACGCTTCATTTCTTGGTCGCATTAAAACCCATTCTCGTCTTTTAAAACCTCGTCTATATTTTGTAACAACTTTTTCTGCTGTTAGTTGTCTGAAATATTCTTCTCCATATTTTTTTGGAAAATGACAATATCCAGCACCATAATCTCTTATCCTTAATCTCGAATATATTAATTCTTTAGCAGTATCAACGCCAATAGGAAATAAAGTTATACGAGCAATATTATTTCTTGTAGGTCTGCTGATGATTGCCCGTCCCTCTCCACCAATACCTTTAATCGCAAATATTCTTCGTACAAATCTTGGTTTACAAAACTTATAAACTTGATTGGTATGGTGTCCACTATCAATACAAGTCGCAACGATTTTAAGTTTAGTTTTATCAGGTAACTCGTATGTTTTAGATAATATTAAA